GGAGGTGGTATGAGGGTGTTTGAACTGATCTTCTGGTCTCTGGTGGTGGGGGCGCTGCTGTTCGGCCTGTTCGCCCCGATCGGGGGGTACTGAACATGGCCGACTTCGAGGCGCTGCCGGCGGGCAGCAGGCGGGCGATGAATCTGGCGCTGGAGGCGACGCCGCCGGCAGATGGCCGACAGGAGCCATCGATCGCGACGGAAGAGGTGCGGTCCTGCATGACCTGCGCTTATATATTGAAGGGAGCGCTGGAAGAGCCATGCGCTCGCTGCAGCAATGGCAGCCGCTGGAAGCGGAACGCCTCAGCGGCCGGGAGCGCCTTGTCTCGATGGTTCGGCGAGCACCGCGCCGCCGGGAGCACCTGATGGGTCGACCGAAGGTGATCCACACCTTGGAGAGCGTCCTGGCACGCACGGTGGAGGTCGGAGATTGCCTTGAGTGGCAGGGCTTCATGCAGGACGGCAGGACGCCGCTGATCAAGGTCCACAACCGGCTGGTGACGGTGCGGCGGTTCATCCGCGAGTTGCAGGGCACGCCTGCGGCGCCTGGGCGCTTCCTGTCGGCGTCGTGCGGGAACCCGCGGTGCGTCAGCCCTGACCACATCCTGGAGCGCACATCCAAGCAGCATGCGCGGTACATTGCCTCGTGCGTCGACATGCGGCACCCGGTGCGGATCGTGAAGCTGCAGCGCATGAACGCGCACAAGCGGGCGCTGACGGACGAGCAGGTGGAGGTGGTTCGCAACGACCCGCGGAGTGCGACGGCGCTGGCGCGAGAGTTCGGTTGTTCAAAGAGCGTGATCTGCAACATCAGGAACGGTCAGACCTACCGGCAGATTGCTGCGAACCCGTGGGACCAGTTGCTGAGGGCGGCATGACTGACGAGCGCATCGCTGAGATCATGGGGTGGTTTCCGATCGGCCCCGATGAGCGGATGACTGCGGCGCTGCGGGCGGAGACGCTTGTCCTGTTGCGTCAGATCGCCCGGGAGGCTGCCCAGGAGGCTCTACAAGGCGCTGATGTGCTAGACGAGAACAACGGGCAGTTCCAGCGCAAATGGTCGTCTGTAGGCTCTTGGCTCTATCCTGGCGAGCGCATCGTGGTGCTGCGTGGCGCATCATGACGCTGGTCGCCGTGCCCATGACGATCGCCGAGGCCAAGCAGTTCGTCGCCAACTTTCACCGACATAACAAGCCGCCCGTGAGTGGCGTGTTCTCGGTTGGGGCGAGTGACGGGCAGACCTTGGTGGGCGTGGCAATCGTTGGACGTCCGGTGGCAAGGCTCCTTGACAACGGAGAGGTGCTGGAGGTCACTCGATGCTGCGTGCTGGATGACGCCCCGAAGGGCACCTGTTCGTTCCTGTACGCCCGTTGCTGGAACGCCGCTCGGGCCCTGGGCTGGAAGCGGCTGGTCACCTACACGCTCCAGTCAGAGTCTGGGGCTTCGCTGCGCGGGGCGGGCTGGAAGGTTGTGGCCGAGACTCAGGGGTATGACCCGGCAAGGTGGCAGTCCCGGCCTGGGCGCGAGTGGCAGTCGGTCGTAGGGCAGGCCAAGTTCCGCTGGGAGCCTGTCGGTGGCTGACATCGCCGAGTTGCTGGCGCAGCCTGATGCTCAAGGGGCGCTGCAGGCTCTGCCGGCTGAGAAGCGGCTGGCGTATCTCTGGCGAGCGCGGTGGCTGCAGACGGCGCATGTACATCAGGTGCTGCCGCCTGGGGACTGGTGGTCGATCTGGCTGATGCTGGCCGGCCGGGGAGCGGGGAAGACCAGAACCGCTGCCGAGCAGATCGGCTGGTGGGCCTGGGAGATGCCAAGCACGCGGTGGCTGGTGGCCGCCCCGACGAGCGCGGATGTCCAGGGAACGTGCTTTGAGGGGGAATCGGGACTGCTGTCGGTGATCCCGCCGCCGCTGATCAAGCAGTATCTGAAGCAGCCCAGGCCGATGATCACGCTGACCAACGGGTCGATGATGATCGGCATCCCGGCATCGGAGCCTGAGCGCTTCCGAGGCCCGCAGTTCCATGGCGCTTGGCTGGATGAGCTGGCCGCCTGGGACTATCTGCAGGAGTCGTGGGATCAGATCCAGTTCGGCGTGCGCCTGGGTGCGCGGACGCGCACGGTGATCACCACCACGCCGAAGCCGAAGGATCTGGTGATCGAGTTGCTGGGTCGGGAGGGTGACGACGTCACGGTGACTAGGGCGTCGACGTACGCGAACCTCGGCAACCTCTCGGCGAACTTCAAGAAGCAGATCCTGCAGTACGAGGGCACGACGCTCGGCCGGCAGGAGATCCACGCCGAGATCATTGACCCCGAGGAGGGCGGCATCGTCAAGCGGGCGAGTTTCCGCCTGTGGCCTGCTGACAAGCCGTTCCCGAAGTTCGAATACGTGGTGCAGAGCTACGACTGCGCCACCAGCGAGAAGACGCAGAACGACCCGACTGCTTCGAGCACCTGGGGCGTGTTCAAGCCCGAGGACGGGCCGATGTCGGTGATGCTGATCGACTGCTGGCAAGACCGGCTGCAGTATCCCGACCTGCGGCCGAAGGTGATCGACGAGTATGAGACGGTCTTTGAGTCGGGGGCGGACGGGCGCGAGAGGAAGCGGGTGGACCTGATCCTGATCGAGGACAAGTCGGCTGGCATCTCCCTGATTCAAGACTTGCAGCGTGCTCACTTGCCGGTGCGGGCGTACAACCCCGGGAAGGCAGACAAAGTGCAGCGGCTGAACATCGTCTCGCACATCATTGCCCGCGGGCGGGTGTGGATTCCTGAGTCGACGCAGCGCAAGGGGTATGTGCGGGACTGGGCGGAGCCGCTCGTGTCGCAGATCTGCGCGTTTCCGCAGACGACGCATGATGATCTTGTGGATACTGTGACGCAGGCCCTGCGATTCCTGCGGGACTCTGGGTGGTTAGAGGTTGATCCGCCGCCCCGGGACGACTGGGACGACGACGACTATGCGGACACTGGTCGGCCAAAGCGAGAGAATCCATATGCGGCGTGATGGTGCGCAGGTGTTTCCGGTCTATGAGAAGCATGTGATGCTGGACCGTGAGCAGGAGGTGTTCGAACATCTCCCGAGCCCGTTGTGCTGGTGCATGCCGCGCCTGGAGTACGTGGACCCCGAGACCGGCAATGAGGTGTGGGTTCACCACGAGCCGCACTAGGGGTGACGATGGATTTCAAGTACGACGAACTGCGGCGGCTGGGACTGACGAACGAGCCGCAGGAGCTCACCGAGGCGGAGCGTGCCGAGCTATCCAGGCCGTCGTTCAGGATGTCCAGCGCCGGGCGCCGCCAGCCTGATCTGCGTGGCGGCAGCGAGGCGGGCGCTACCATTCTGTCGAGCACGTTGGCCTCAGTGCCGGCCGGTGTGGCGACGATCGGAGCGCTTCCGTTCGGCGCCAAAACCGCCGCTGAGGTTGGCCAGCGGGTGCAAAACCGCCTGACCATCGACCCGAAGACCGAGGGCGGCATACGGGCCACCATGGGCGTCGCCAACGCCCTTGCGCCCCTTGGCGTCCCGGGTGAATGGATCGGCGACAAGGTGTACGGGGCGACGGGTTCGCCGGGCGCTGCGGTGGCGGCACAGATGCTGCTGGACCCGCTGAACGCGGCAGGGCTGGTTATGGCTGGGCCTGCTCTGCGTGCTGGTGCCCGGGCGGCTGGCCGGGGTGCGCGGCGTGCAGGTGCGGCCGCGGTCGAGAACCTGGGACCGAAGGTGGCCGAGCTCGCCGAGAGCTACATGCGCCGGTCTGGCATGGCGCCGGAGATCACGACCTACCACGGAACTCCGCATACCTTTGTTGCCGAGCCCGCGCTTCCGCTGGGCCGTTTCCGCGCCGAGAAGATCGGCAGCGGCGAGGGCAACCAAATGTACGGACATGGCATTTATGTCGCAGAGAACCCGGCCGTCGGCAAGAGATATGCTGAGCAACTCGCAAATCGAGATGCTTCCAATCAGGGCAGGTTGAATGCCCACGCAAACGCGAAAAGGTTGGCCGAACTACAGGGCGGAGCAAATTATGCGGCCGATGATATTCGTTTCGTGCTAGAGACGAATGACGATCACCCGCAAAAGAAACTGCTGCAGGATACTCTTTCATTTCTTGAGAGCGGCAAATACAAAGAGCCACTAGAAAAAACTGGTTCGTTTTATTCTATTGACCTTCCGGACACAGTTGTCAATCGAATGTTGGATTGGGACGCGGCCATCAGTGAGCAGCCCGAACTGGTGCAGAAGGCATTGCAAAATCTTGCCGCGAATGATCGAGCGAAGTTTGGAGAAGGCGGCGGGTTCGACTACTACATGGCCGACCCGGACAGCTACTCGGGCGAGAGCATCTACCAGTATCTTGCAGAGCAGTCTGGAGGCCAGAAGGAGGCGTCGGTGCTTTTGCAAAGTCAAGGCGTGCCGGGAGTCAGGTACTTCGATGAATTTTCTCGCGATCGTGGCGAAGGTACGCGCAACTACGTCGTGTTCCCAGGTGAAGAGCAGAACCTGAAGATCTTGGAGCGCGACGGGCTGAAGTTGGAGCAGGCCAAGTTCGAGACGCCGGCCTTCAAGGAGTTCACTGCTGGCGCCCCGATTGTCTCGCTGGGCAGCGCGTCCAAGCACGAGTTCCAGACCGGCAAGCCGGTGGTGATCGAGGGCTTGCACGGCACCAAGTTCGACTTTGCTGAGGTTGACCCCGCAAGGTCGAGCGCCGGGTACTTCATGACCGACAGGCCGGTGGTGTCGGACGAGTATGCTGGGGTGTATCCCGAGGGCCGTGGCGGCGGGCACTTCCCGACCGGCGGCAACGTACAGCGGACGTTCGTTCGCATGGACAACCCGCTTTTCGTCAATGCTCGGGGCGCGAGCTTCAACCGGTTGGACACACGCGGCGTGCCGGGGTTTGGTCTGCCGATGTCGAACACCGACATGCTGAACCAGTGGGCCAAGCAGCAGGGCTACGACGGGGTCATCTACAAGGACCTGCGCGATTCAATATCGGCGCTTGGGGGACGCAATGCCCCGGCGTCGAACGTGTTTGTGTCGTTCAAACCCAACTACGTGAAGTCGGCCACGGGCAATCGCGGGACGTACGATATCCGGCAGCGTGACATGACCAAGGCCCAAGGCGGGGCCGTGGAAGGATCAGACATGAGCTACTCGCAGACGGTGGACCGAATCAAGAGCGGTCTGGTCCAAGGCGGCATGGACAGCGGGCAGGCGATGGAAGCCGCTCTGCAGATGGCCGAAGCCAAGATGAAGTCCGGCGGTGCGGTGATGATGGCCGGCGGCGGGGCTGCGCGGCGCACGCGCTACGAGGGCCCGATGCCCAACAGGCCGGTGGTCAACGGTCGAGCGGTGGTGAGCACTGAAGAGCTTGCCGACTTCCGCCGGCAGTTCGGAGCGGACAAGACGCTGCGCGACCTGCTGAATGCCGACCGTGGCCTGACGCGCCGCGGCGAGACGCCGTCTGCGCAAGACATGAGGGCGCGTGGACCACAAGGGCCCAGCGAGGCCCCTGCAAGCCCCTACAGCGACCCGTCGAGGGTGATGGAAGGGGTAGCTGCCTCCCAGCGCGAGATCGCCCGTCCTGGGCGCGATGCGGTTGAACCGGTGGCGCCCGAGCTTGCCCTGGCGCTGGCCCCGCGCATCGCCCAGTTGCTGGGGGTGAGCGCAAGCGCACTGCGGGCCCGGCTGGCGGCGGCCGGCAAGGACTGGCGCGACATGCCGCCGCGGGGCGCGGACAAGGCAAAGTGGGATGCGATCGTCAAGCAGATTGATGAGGCTTACCCCCAGGCTGCGCCTGCCCGGGTGGAGACGCCGCCGCTGGGTACTGGGCGCTCCGCGCCTGATCTGGAGCCCCCAGTCGGCGTGCCTCAGCCTTCTGTGCGGGGCGTGATGGAGCGGCCAGAGCCGGCAATGCAGGCTGGTGGGCTTATTCTCGGGAATGTTGGCCGTGCGGCCGCAAGGTCTGCTCAGCGGGCATCCGCCAAGGCGGCGAAGGAGGCGGCTGAGAAGGCCGCTCAAGGAGTCGCCACCCCAGCCCCTCCGAGAACCCTCACGGGCGCTCTGCGGCCCGCCGCTGACCCCGTTCGGGGCAAGACCAGCCTGGAGTTGCTCGCGCAGCAGCGGCAAGCCCTCACGCCTGAGCAAAGGGCCGTCCTGTCCGATCTGCGTCGGAAGTACCCTGACTTCGGCAAATCGACCAAGTTCATGACTCCGCAGGAGATCATCAAGGTGGTCGAGCGGCCCGAGAACGCCGCCGCGATGAACCGCCTGCTTCAGGTGCTGCCATCGTCTCAGAACCTTGCGGCGGTGGCCAAGGCTGGCGAACCGAAGCGCGGGTGGTATCGGGCCTCTACGCAGGCGATCATCGATGTGTTCGGGCTGCAAGATGCCCCGAGGTTCTCTGCCCTGCTGGCCGCGATGAGCCCGCAGACGTCGGTGGAGATGAACCTGCTGAACACGATCAACACTTGGAAGAACTGGACGGCGGCCGGGCGGCCAACCGACCCGGGCGAGATCCGCCGCATCATGGGGCAGTCGGTTGCGGGAACGAAAGGCGAGCAATCGGTTCTGGAAGCGTGGGCGCAGAACGCCACTCGCGCATTGACGGCGCAAGATCCGGCCAAGATCACGCTGTCCGGCCCGAAGGTTGACTCGTTCTACCGCAACCTCGCCGACGACGTCTATCGGGTCACCAACGACGCTTGGATGGCAAGTGGCCTAGGTGTGTCGCAGAACCTGTTCAGCGGCGCTCCGACGGCGCTGCAGTTGGGCCGGGGCGATCCCGGCCTGACGCCGGGCTACATGGCCACGAGCGCCAGGATGCGCGAAGCCGGGCAGCAGGCTGGCATCCTGCCGTCGGAAGCGCAGGAGACGACATGGTCGTTCTTCATGCCGGCCTACGAGATGCAGCGAGAGCTCAACCTGCCGGCGCGGGAAATCCTGCAGCGCGGCTTGCTGACTCCCGAGCGCATCCGCGGCACGCCTGACTTCGCCACCCTGCTGGGCCAGGGCAAGTACGGCGACATCCTCAAGCAGGCTGGCTACGAAGAGCAGTTGTCGCGCCTGACTCCAACGCAGTTCGGGGAGGCCCGGACCGATTTGTCCCTGCCCGAGCAGCGCGAGATCGAGGCCGCAGCGCAGCGTCTGGAGGCTCTGCGCAGCCAGCGAGGGGCCGAAAGCCGGTCAAGATCGATCAGCCTGCCGCCGCAGGGTCAGGCTCCGCAGACTGCGTTCGCGGTGGAGCCACACGAGTACATCCCTGGTGCTGGGGTGCGCCTGGGCGAGTCGATGGTGACCGCGCCGCTCGGCACGCGAGAGCACTACTCGTCGGCCATCTCCTCGCTGTTCCGAGACCCTGCCGGCCGCGACAGGCTGCAGCGGGCTGTGGGCTTGAACCCGCTGCCCACCCGGGCGGGCACGGGCGCGTTCCGGCCGTCGGGCGAGATTCCGTATCAGGGCATGGTCACGGAGCAGGCTCGCGGGCAGAGAATGCCGGTGGAGTCTCAGCCTGCCTTCGCATCAGTGGCCGAGGTGCCGGTTGTCCGGGGCGGTCTGGACATCTCGCAGAAGGCCAAGGAACGTCTTGGCGCCGCAGCGGCAACCCGCGGCTATCTGACAGGACAGCACGGATCGACCTACAACGTCCACATCCCTCGTGCCAGCGGCGAGAGCTTCATGGTTCCACTGGAAGGTAAGGCCGACCCGGACGCGATGCGGTACACGTACCAGTTGCTGGACGACGCCGGCTATCTGGCGGACACCGGAGCGGGCGTGAACGTGCTGTTCAACAAGTACAAGCAAGGCAATGTGCCCTTCACCCCGAAGGAGCGCACTGACATCCAGACGATTCTCGGTGGACAAGGCATCGTCCCTGGGCGCAACGTCAGCGAATACATCGACTACTCTCCGGCGTGGATGGGCCCGGAGGGTTCGGGCGCTGCTACGCGAGAATTGCTCGGACGCATCGACCCCCTGAGCGGCCAAGAAAAGACGGCACTGTCCAGGGAGACCCAAGACATCGCTGGCGGTCTATACGACCTCTACACGAAGAAGGGCCAGAAGACCAAGGATGAGTACCGCTCCGACGTCATGCGGGCTTTGCAAATCCTTCGGGACAAGGGCCTGCCGGGTCTGGCTGCTGCGCTTGCTGCTGGCGAGGCGCTGCCTTCGCAAGAGCAGGGCGGGCTACGCGCAGGGTCGAGATGAACCCCCTGCGCTGCGCCTCCAAGAACGACACGTTCTCCTCGTGCGGGGCCTTCTGCCACCCGCACAGGCCGAAAATGCCCTCTACCCGCTCTCCGTTCTCCCGCGTGAAGCGCACGCAGATCGTGTTGTCAGAGTCGGCCCACCAAGTGATCCGAGGCTTGCGGTCTGAAACCTTTGCCATGTCAAGTCTCCGATAAGGAATCGAGAGACTTAGTGTAACACCGACTGAAACAAGGCACAACAAGATGGCAACCGAGTTCCCGATCGACCCCGAGTTCCAGCGCTACGTGCAGGGCATGCCGCAAGACGCTGACGGGGAGACCCCTGAGGGGGTCGAGATGCCGCTTGAACTGAGCGAGAGCGACATCGAAGAGCTTCCCGACGGGTCTGCGGTGGTCACGCTCGACACTGCCGGCCCGATGGACAACGAGGACTTCTACCAGAACCTCGCCGATAGCGACATTTTGGACGGTGTCGAGCTCAGCAAGATCGCCCTGAAGTTCATCGAACTGGTCGAGAAGGACAAGCAGGCTCGCTCGCAGCGCGACAAGCAGTACGAGGACGGCATCCGGCGCACCGGCATGGGCAACGACGCCCCAGGCGGAGCCTCGTTCGCTGGCGCCAGCAAGGTCGTCCACCCGGTGATGGCCGAGGCGTGCATCGACTTTGCCTCGCGGGCGATCCGAGAACTGTTCCCGGCCGACGGCCCGACACGCACGAAGATCCTCGGGGATGTCGATCAGGAGAAAACGGACGTCGCTGAGCGCAAGCGCGACTTCATGAACTGGCAGTTGACCGAGCAGATCGAGGAATTCCGCGACGAGCAGGAGCAACTGTTCACCCAACTGCCCCTCGGAGGGTCGCAGTACCTCAAACTCTGGTACGACGAGGAGAAAAAACGCCCCTGTGCCGAGTTTCTGCCCATCGACAACGTGCTTTTGCCCTTCGCGGCGTCGAACTTCTACACCGCGCCCCGGGCAACTGAGGTTCACGACCTCTCAAACTACGAGTTTGAGCGCCGAGTAGCCTCAAAACTGTACCGAGACGGGTCGTTTATCCGCGCAACGATGGACCCGGAGCCCACGGCGGCGCAAAAAGCGACCGACAAGATTGAAGGAAGGTCCGAAAACGACAACGAGGACGGTACGAGGCGGATTTACCACATCTATACGTGGCTGGATGTCGCCGACGACCCCTTCAGCAAGGGAAAAACGGCCCCTTACATCCTGATGATCGACGATTTGGAGTCGGAGGTCATCGGTTTGTACCGAAACTGGGAGGAAGGCGACGAAACGATGACCAAACTCGACTGGGTGGTCGAGTTCAAGTTCATCCCGTGGCGCGGAGCCTATGCCGTGGGCCTGCCGCACCTCATCGGAGGGCTTTCTGCGGCCCTTACGGGCGCTCTGCGGGCCCTGATGGACTCCGCGCACATCAACAACGCCGCGACGCTGCTGAAGCTCAAGGGGGCCAAGGTTTCCGGGCAGTCTCAGCAGGTTGAGGTGACTCAGATTGCCGAGATTGAGGCCGCGCCTGGGGTGGATGACGTCCGCAAGCTCGCGATGCCGATGCCGTTCAACCCGCCGAGCCCGGTGCTGTTCCAGTTGCTGGGCTGGCTGACCAGCGCGGCCAAGGGTGTGGTGACGACGGCCGAGGAGAAGATCGCCGACGTCAACGCCAACACCCCGGTGGGCACCACCCAGGCCCTGATTGAGCAGGGCGCGGCGGTGTTCTCGGCCATCCACGCCCGCCTGCACGACTCTCAGTCCAGAGTGCTCAAGGTGCTCAGCCGGATCAACCGGTGGTATCTGGAGGACATGCGCCGCGGCGAGGTGGTGGAAGACCTGGAGATCCGCCGGGAGGACTTCGCTCGGACGACGGATGTGATCCCGGTCAGCGACCCGCACATCTTCTCCGAGACGCAGCGGATGGCCCAGACCCAGGCGGTCATGGCCATGATGGAAAAGCACCCCGACATGTTCAACCGTCGGGCGGTGCTCATGCGCTTCCTCAAGCAGATCAAGGTGCCGGGCATCAACGAACTGATGACCGACACGCCGTCCCCGGTGAAGCTGGACGCCGCCAACGAGAACGTGGCCATGACGATCGGGCAGGCGGCCTACGCTTACCCGGAGCAGGACCACTTCTCGCACATCGTGACGCACCTGAAGTACGCCGCGGACCCGGTGTTTGGTGGCAACCCGATGGTGGCTCCGCACTTCCTGCCGAAGGCGATGGAGCACCTGAAGCAGCACTTTGCCCTGTGGTAC